TGCGACATTAAACCAGCTTGAATTTGTGCTACATCTTTAGCGATTGCTTCAGCTATTTTTTGTTGTTGTGCCATAGCCATTTCTGGTGGCATTTCACTAATCATTTGTTGTATTTGCATAAACTCTGGGTCTTGCATATTTTGCATGTCCACGATTTCTGCAGCACGTAAAGCTACGTGTTGATAAACATGTGCTTGAATATTAGTCATGATGATAGGTTCAATCATTACTGAACTTGTTTGTGCTAATGAGATATGCACATTGATATGTGAATCATGATCTTGTCCAGGGAATGCTTGACAAGTTTGGCCTTTAATCAACAAAGCGTTTTCACTTGCTGGGTCAGTTGGCATTGGTTGTGGCGGTGGTGGCAATAACTGTTCTATGTTTTGCACACCCATAGCAGAATACATTCTGCGATATGCCTCATACATACCTTGTGTTCCATGAATGTTTGGATTTGAATTTACGACTTGTAATATTTCATTAGCCAACATAACACGCTGACTCATGGAGAAAATGTTTGGATCTGAAACTGGTAGTACATCTACGCGTTCATCAAAATCCATTTGTTTTATCATGCCGTCACCAGCAGAAGTCATGTAAGGATATTCTGGTGGTAAGTAATCAGCGAATACTTTGGCTAATAAAATAAATTCAAATCTTTGTGAAGAGTGCAATCTTTTATGGATTGCTGACATGACTTTGGTACCACGCTCTAGTAAAGCTACCGTAGTACCGACTGGCATGTTTTGATTAGCATCGCCGATTTGCATTTCAGCTAATGCTGCAAATTTTCTGCCACTATCTACTAAGGTACCGAGTAGATTAAGCAAAGTGCCTGACGGCTCTTTAAATGGCAGTGGTACAAAAGCATCTCTGAGATTCCCGCCTGGAGCATCCATATCTCTGAACTCACCCGGCTGTAAAGGTTGGTCATCGTTTCTGATACGAATACCTCTAGCCTTAAATCCAGCTGGTAAGTTAGATAACGTGCCCGCGTCTATCAGCTGTCGCAAGATAGATGTTGACGCTTTTGATAACCCACCAATCATGTGAGTTAACCCAAATCCATAAAAACCTAACCCTGGTAAAAATTTATAATGCACAAAATAATTTATGCGTTTTTTTAATGGGTCGTTTTGTCTGTAGTTTCTTCTAATTGATAATACTTCGCTATTGGTAGTTGAAAGCGTAACTACATAAGGTAATTTAATTCCAGTAGGTTCGCCTTCTGCATCTAAATCTTCATAACCAGGAATATCCAAGTCAGTATGTATTTCATAAAGTTCACATTGATCGCTTTCACCATAACTTGGTTCCATGCCTTGTAGTTCATCTATCTCTTCTTGAATTTCATCAGTATCAGTGTCAATTAACATAGAGTCTGATATCTCTACATCACGATAAAATCCTGCTTTCTGTAATTTTTTAATATCGTTCATAGACATATCAACGACATGAGTAATTCTGCTGGCACTATAAATATCAGTTGTAGCATAAGGCACAACTAAATCTTCTGCCGGAATAAATCTAGAAACAGCACGACCTAAGTTTTGATCGTAATAAACTTTTCTAAATGCTGAACCAGATAATGGTAAATAAAATAATAATTGATCAGTTTCAGTATCGTATTCTTCCATGACGTTCATCAACTGATAGTTCATAAATTCACGAACACGATCAGCTTGAGCTTCACTGTCTGGACTTTTAGCACCAACTACTTGAGTTCTTACTGGACCATTTGATGGCAGTATTTCTTTGTAAGCTTGTGCTTGAAACTGAGTAACTGATTCTGCTAAGAGTGGGTGCATGACGCCAGAGGCACCTTCAAAAGGTTGTGACCTTTCTTCGTAATTCATTCCTAAAGTTTCTAAACCTTCCTTGTAAGTATCTTCCCAACCTTGTCGTGAGGATTTGTCGGCTTCCACGGCGTCAACCAAATCGCTATAAATATTATCAAGCTCATCTTGCTCTAAATATTCAGCTAAGTTGTCATTGAATTGTTCGGATAAGTCTGGTGTTAATACCGAACCAAATGTTAAGGTGCCATCTTCCCCGCGCTCGAAGACAGATAAATCTATCTCGATGTCTTCTGGTACTTCGACGTTAATTGATTTATCTTTATTTTCTACATCTAAATCTATTAGATCTTCCGAACCTATTGCTTTGTCTATATCTGCCATTAGTGTAATACTCTTTCGTCTTTATCAAATATTTCATATAAGTCATCGTAAAGAGAAATTATATCTTGTAATTCCCCAACTACAGTAACTCCCATCTGTTTGGCTATATTTTCTGCTATTTCTGCGCTACTAGCAAATATATTAGGTCCTTCGTAAATTGTGTTCTCACCCTGCACTCTAAACTCAGTCAAATATATCTTCACTTTTGAGTTTTTTTGAGTCATCTACGTGCTCCTTGTCTAAGACTTTTTTAATTTTATCTTCAGCAGAGTTTAACAATTTTTTAGCATGGTTGCTAAGTTTTACTCCGTAGGCAAATGCTTCGATAGATTCATCAAGGCTGAGATCTTCTTGTTCTAGATAAATTGTAATCTTGTCAAGTTTTTTGATAGTTTCCTCGTAAGAGAAATCTTCAATCTCTTTTGACATAAAAAATTATCTTTTGTTTTTTTTGTCCTTTTTAGATTGAATAGCTGCAGCAGCTACTGCTGATCCACCAACTAAAGCTGCTCTGTTTCTTCTTTTTCTGGCTCTAATTCTCTGAGAGTTTTTAATGAAATCTGAATAATCTCCGGTTCTTTTTGCCGCAGCATAAGATTCTTTTTCATTTTTTAGTTTTGGTTTGTAGTCGTCCCTTAAAATTTTTTTCTTTGCTTGCATTTTTGCAACAGCTGCTCTTTTACGTGCTTTTGAATCAGAATCTTTATAAATCGTTTCAGCTGCTTGTTTTATAGCTTTTGAAAATTTAGCCATTACTTCTGTCTTAAACCGTTTCTTTTACTTCTAATGTATTGGGCTAAAGTCATATTCTTTTTGGCTAAATCATCTTTGGTAACAGCAATGTATTTTTTATTGTTGTAAGTAAATTCTTTACCCATGCGTCCATCTTTACCAAATCTAGCTTTATTAAAAGCTTTACCAAAGCCAGTTAGTTCTCCTGGTTTTGATTCTTTAATTTCTTTTCTAGTTAATTGTTGAGGTTTCTTTTTTCCTCTACTCAACATAATTGGAGTGGTGGTAGCTATGGTACCTAAAGCAGCTAGTCCAGCTATGTTTGATCTTCTTCTGCCTCTAGCTAAAGCTTCTTTTCTTTTCTTCTCTGCTGCACGCTTATTTCTTTTTATGGTGTCAGCTCTTTTTTGAGCTGCAGTTTTTGTTTGCTTAACTGCTTTTCTTATCTTCGCCATAATCTTTCACTCCTCTAGTAATAAGTTCGATTAATCGGTCCATTATCTTCCATAACTTCATCTGAATCAAGCGCTATGAAATTACCTTGTCTAAATCTCATTAAAGCTTGAGTCATAGAATCCACCAAGTCATCGTGTTCACTGAACGGAAACGAAGCACATTCTTCGATAAGTTCTTCGGCAAAGCCCATGTCTGGTGCCCAAACCATACCCGCTTCAAACATTGGTGCAACCGAGTGCATTCTAGTAACTTTATCGTTGCCTCGCGAGGGTCGGAAGTTAATTACAGGGATACCCATCATTCTCAGTTCTTGAGTCAAAGGAGTCCCGCTCGATTGTGCCTCAATCAAAACCATGTCGGGACTCCAGATTTGGTATTCGTCGTAGGCGATTGACTTGAGTTCAGGAAAATCCCAACGACCTTTTTTAGAATCTAAAAGAATTATTGAATCTGGAGCATCATCGCCTGGACGAAACACACCCCAAGTAGTAATCGCTGAATAGTCAGCTGATTCTTTTTTGGAGAAAGCAGTATCGTAAGACTGAATAATATAATCAACTGGTGGTGGTTCTTCATCTTCCCAGATATTCCACCACTCGCGTCTAACGATTGCGCCCTCTTCACTGGTTGGATTCTGCATGTATTGAGCATTCCACTTGGCTACTGGAATAGAAGCTTTGACAGCTTCCAATTCTTCGATCTTCCAATATTCGGGCCAAAGTGGTTCACCAGAATCTAAAATCGCTGGCAACTCTAGTACTTCCCATTGGTCAGCACTATCTTCAGACATACGTTTAATCAATTTAGCGGTAAGATCGATGGTACTCCAACGCGTCATCACGATTACGATTGAGCCTCCCGGCTGTAATCTTTGTCGCGGTCCAGAAGAATACCACTCCCAAGCGCTCTCCAATGCTGAAGGTGACATGGCATCTTGTTCAGAATGCGGGTCATCAATAATCAAAAGGTCGGCACCACGCCCAGTAATAGCTCCACCTACACCTGCCGCAAAGTATTCGCCACCTTTATTGGTTTCCCATCGCCCAGCTGATTTAGAATCGGCAGATAAACCGAAATCATCAAATAATTGCTTATATTCGTTCTGATCCATAAGGTTCCTAACTTTTCTACCGAATCTCACAGATAATTCGGCAGTGTGCGTGGTCTGCATAATCTTGGTATTTGGTTTGAGTCCCATAAACCAAGAAGGAAAATAGACTGAAGCGAACTCAGACTTGGTATGTCTAGGTGGCATATTGACAATTAATCTTTTAATTTTGCCTTTCGCAACATCTTCTAGCTTTTGCGCGAATAATCGGTGGTGCTCCCCTTCGATAAACTCAGGCCAGACATGTTTTATGTAGCCCAAAAAGGAGTCTCTTGATTCTGATTTAGCGTCCATGACTTTCAGACGATCTTGAATCATTAAGATTTCTTTTATCGTTTCGTCATTTAAGTGATCTAATTTCATTTAAGTACTTCCCATCTAAACTTTTGTTGTCCGTATATAGGTTGCCAATCTCTACCTGGTCTAGTTGCCCAACCAGTTCCTTCTTTCCAAACTTTAGTTTCACCTACAATCTTCCAATCAACTGCTCGTAAAGAAGATCCAGACTCTTTTTGCAAAGTATAGGTAATCATTCTTTTGCCACCCATTTGTTGCCAAATGCGCCAGCTTCTACCGTACAAAAAAGAACAAGTATTTTTAGGAGAATCATCTTTTACACATACTCTTAACACTTCAGCAGTAAAACCATCATCTAATTTTCTGGCTACTGGTCTGCCTACTATAGCAACTCCTACTAAATTTTCTCCATCTGAAGCCCCAATTGAATATTTATGACCCCTAGTCTTTTTAGAGTGTCTATGAAAGTTAATAACAAATTCGTTTGCTTCCCTCAAAGAGATAGGTATTACTTGTAATTTCATAGATTTGATAGGGGTCCCTTTTTCATTTTTTTGTAATTATACATATTGATTGTTATTTATATATACATCTGTGTACGCGTACGCGATTTAGGGGGGTGGGGGGTGCAAAAAAAAAGCCGAGCAAAAAACGCTCGGCTTTCTAAAGGAATCATTTTTTTAACAGATGTCCACCTCATCTTG